CCGTCGATCGGGAACATGCGTGAGCGCGTGGCGATCCAGCAGAAGACGTCCTCGACGGACAGCCAGGGTGGCCGCTCCGTGACATGGGGCATCCTGGAGACCGTCGCAGCGGCCATCGAGCCGGAAGGGGCTACGACTGAGCAGATCCAGGCCGGCGCTATCACGGCGACTGGCCGCTACCGCGTCCGCCTGCGGCATCGCACGGACGTGACGGCTGCGATGCGCCTTCGATGGCGGACGCGGATCCTGCAGATTCTCTCTGTCGTGTCTGACGAGCGGAGACGATTTCTCCTATTGCAGTGCGCTGAGGTGCAGTCCTGATGGCGTCCCTTGCGCTGTCGCCGGTGTCGGTCGCTATCTTCGGCAAGCTCAACGTCGCGGCCGTGACTGACCTCGCGACCGGCGGGGTGCACGACGACGTACCGCAGGCGCCGACGTTTCCGTTCGTCTGGTATGAGGTCTCGGAGCGCGAAGGTCGCGGCTTCGGAACTGGCGGGTTCCCGGAGGTGGAGATTCGCGTCCACGTCTTCAGCCAGTACGAGGGCATGTCGGAGGCGCAGTCGATCTTGCTGCAGGCCATCGCGGCACTCAAGGACGCGAGCCTGACCGTCTCAGGCTATACGCAGGCCGGACTGGTCTTCTACGACGAGACCGTGATGCTGCCGGATGAGCAGCTGCATGGAATTAAGGTCCACGAAGCCGTCGCGATGTTCAGGGCGTACGTAGAGGAATAAATGGAGAAGCGACAAGGTGATGCGGACGAGACACGTGATCCGGCAGCCGTGCTGCTCGATTCAGCCGGCCGGCCGGCGCGCTCGCCGCGTACCGCACTCTGTCCGCGCTGCGGTGCAGGACCGGATCAACGCGTACCGTCGTCAGGATTTGGAGATCCGTGGCCAGTATGCAAACGGTGTGGACACGAATGGACAGGGGAACGCTTCGATGGCTAACCTCGACGGCCGCCAGTATCGTGCCGTGCGTCGCCTGAGCACGAAGGGCGACCTGACGTTGGCCGAGCCTGGCGAGACGTGCGAGCGCGTGCCGCCGGAGAGCCTGTCGTGGCTCCTCAGTGAAGGGAAGATCGTGCCGGTCAGTCAAATCAGCGAAGCGGAGTGGCGCGATCTCGGACGTCCGGAAGGACAGGTGTAGCGAGTCATGCCAGCCGCACAGTCGCCAGGGAAGTTCGGGAGTTCAAGTATCTTTTTTCTTGTCGACGGCTACAACCTAATCGCGAACAAGCTCAAGGGCCTGCGCTATAAGCACGAGGCGATCCAGGAGCGTTCGGACGGCCTTGGTGATACGTGGGAGGAACACTCGCCGACCGGGATGTCGCGTGCCGAACTGGCGCAGGAGGGCGCGTTCTTCGATACGACGACGAATCGCATCCATACCGCGATGTCAGGACAGGCACCGCTGACTCCGTCCGCTACGGCACGGGTCGCTTGTCTTGGGTTCGCCGGCCATATCTACGGCCATCCGTTCGTCGGCTTCGAGGGTGCGTTTTCGACCGTCTATGAGGTGCTGGCGCAGAACGCGCAACTCACGAAGGCCAACGCCGAATACCGTATCAGCGGACAACTCGATAACGGCGTCGTACTCCAACCGCTCGCGACGAAGGACAACGACTGGAATACGGCTACAGATGGGAAGTCCGTAGACTACGCCACTGATCCGACGCAGCGCGTTATCCCTATCACGTCACATACTGCCGCGGCGGCTGCCGTTCTCACGACGCCGGTCCCGCACGGCCTGACGACCGGGGATATCGTCGTGATCTCAAGCGTGCATTCTCCTGGCGCGACAATCAACGGCCAGCGGACGGTGACGGTTATCAGCACGACGACGTTCTCCGTGCCGGTCGATACGACGGCCGGTGCAGGGACCGGCGGGTCGTTCGTGCTCGCGAATTCGGCCGGTGGCGGCGTCGGGTATCTCCAGGTGACGGCGATGACCGGGTTCGGCCAGTTCGTCGGCAAGATCCGCGACTCAGCCGACGACGTCACGTATGCCGACCTGAT